GATGTAGTAGTTCTTGGAGCGGCCTATCGCCTGCTCTCATTCCTTGACCCAGCACGTGCATCACAGGTTAGCCCACAGGCTGATGAGACAGACTCTAAGCGCCCATACGGTGCATCTCAGTCTGCAACTAAGCAACTCTACGCACTTTACCAACAGCGCCTTAATGAAGAAGTTAAGTCGCACCAGCAGAACTACCCACCCCGAGTTCACTTCTCCCGCCGATAAGGAACAGCAATGACAACACGTAAATACTCATCTCGCTCACAGCAGACTACTCTGACTGCAGCACTCACATCATCTGCTACATCAGCAACCGTAGTATCTGGCTCAGGTCTACTCGGTGGTATCACTGTCTCCGCTGGAGAAAGGTTTACTGTTGTCATTGACCCAGATACAGCACTTGAAGAAATTGTAGACGTCACAGCCGTCTCCACTAACACTCTTACTATTGAGCGTGGCGTTGATGGTTCAACAGGCCAGGCTCACTCAGCGGGTGCAGTTGTGCGCCATATGGCTATTGGTCGCGACTACCGCGAATCTAATACTCACATCGAAGCAAGCACTGCCGTACACGGATTGACAGGCGCCGTAGTAGGCACAAGCGACACACAGACTTTGACTAATAAGACAATCAATGCTGCAAGCAATACCATCACAGGTATCACTAGCGCAATGATTACTGACGGCACAATTGTTAACGCAGATATTAATGCATCCGCAGCCATCGCGTACAGCAAGTTGGCTTTAACTGGCACAATCGTCTCAGCAGATATTGCTAACGATACTATCGTCAATGCTGACATCAATACTGCTGCAGCCATTGCTGCTACTAAGATTGCAGGTACTGCTGTAACTCAGGCAGATACTGGCACAGTAACCAGCACAATGATTGCCGATGGCACTATCGTAAATGCTGACATTTCAGCCAGCGCTGCTATCGCCCGCACTAAGATTGCTGACCCAACTGCAGATGTATCTAATGCTGGCTACAAAATTACAAACCTTGGCACTCCAACATCTAACACTGATGCCTCAACTAAGGCATATGTAGATACATCTATCTCTAACCTTATCGATGGTGCGCCTAGCACACTGGATACTCTCAACGAGATTGCTGCTGCCCTAAATGACACAGCAAACTTTGCAGACACAGTAGTCCTCAAGACTGGCTCAACAATGAGCGGTGCTCTTGCTATGGGTAACAACAAGATTACAGGGCTGGCTACCCCTACGGTATCTACTGATGCTGCGACTAAGGGCTATATCGATACAGTAACAGTTGCACCTAGCAACCTGACTGGTCCTATTACATCTGTTGGTTCTGCTACTAGCATTGCGTCCCAGACTGGTACAGGAACTAAGTTTGTAGTAGACAATACTCCTACCCTTATCACACCAGTACTCGGCGTAGCCACTGCTACATCTATCAACGGCACAACCATCCCATCTACTAAGACTTTGGTAGTTACAACAGATAAGTTGTCAGCACTTGCTGCTACTACATCTAGCGAACTAGCAGGAGTTATCTCTGATGAGACAGGTTCAGGTGCTCTAGTATTCGGTACATCTCCTGCAATCGCTGACCCTAAGGTCACACAGACTCTTAATCCGCAGACTGGAACAACGTATACTTTTGTTCTAGCAGACCACGGCAAGTATGTCACTGCGTCTAACGCATCTGCTCAGACTTACACAATCCCAAGCAATGCCTCTGTAGCATTTCCAATCGGTTGCAACATCGACCTGATTCAGATTGGCGCGGGACAGGTAACTGTTCAGGGCAACGGCGGAGTAACTGTTTACTCAACTGCAGCAACTGCTGCTACTCCTAAGGCACGTGTTCAGTACTCTGCTATGACCCTCAAGAAGGTGGCAACAGATACTTGGCACGTCATTGGAGACATTGCCTAATGCAGCCAAACAGAACTGGCATATATGCCTCTCAAATAAGCGGGCATCTATGGGCTCCTAATGGGTCCTACGACGCATTGGCTACCGTAAGTTTGTCGGCATCAACTTCTTCGGTAACATTTGCTGGTATTCCTACAGGATACAAACACCTTCAGCTTAGAATTATGAATATGAATACAGCAACATCAGCAGCTGCGGTTATGCGCGTTGGAACAGGTGGCGTTGTAGATACCACAGCTGCTAACTATTACGCACATAGGTTAAGCGGAAATGGTGCAACAGCAACTGCTGGTGCCAACGCAGACGCTCCTCAATTTGCTTGGGTAACAGGCAATGCGGCAACTAATATTCCATCAGTTGCAGTTATTGATATTTTAGATTATGCCAACGTGAGCAAGAACAAAACTATTAAGGCCTTATCTGGTGTAGATAACAATGGTTCAGGTGAAATTGATTTGACTTCTGGCCTTTGGAAAAACACCAACGTTATAGACACAATTCAGTTTGCGCCTAACACTGGTTCATTTGGTCAGTATTCGTCCTTTGCACTATACGGAATACGGTAGGTAATAATCTTGAGTACTAATACATACGTCGCACTTAAGACATCAACAGTAACTGGCTCTCCTGTGTCTTCTGTAACCCTAGACCTAACTGGCATCACTGGCTATACTGATTTAATTATTACAGTAGCGGGAACATACTCCCTTGATGATGCAATTATGTTGATGAGATATAATTCCGATGCTGGAAGCAACTACTCTTCAACTTCTATGTATGGTAATGGAACAAATGCATTAAGTTACAGGGACACCAACTCAACCGGCATTCAAGTTGGTTGGTACCCATATCCTTCTGGTGGTTCTACGCAAGCAAATGCAATTATTAATGTTATGAATTATTCTAATTCAACCACATACAAAAGCAATCTTGCAAGAGCAAACACGTCGGCAACTCAAGGTGTTGCAGCAAGAGTCGGATTATGGCGTAACACTAATCCAATCACTTCAATAACATTATATATGTCTGCTGGGAATATTGCAGTCGGCTCAACTTTTACTGTCTATGGTATTGCCGCAGCTTCAGTACTTTCAGCCAAGGCAACTGGTGGAACAATTACATATGACATATCTAATGGATATGTAGTACATACGTTCACTTCATCTGGAACATTTACTCCGACTAGCGGAAGCCTCAATGTTGAATATCTTGTTGTCGCAGGCGGTGGAGGTGGAGGATACCAGCAAGGCGGCGGTGGTGGTGCGGGTGGCTTTAGAACTGCAACTGGTTATTCAGCAACTGGTGCAACAACTGTAACCGTAGGCGCAGGTGGTAACGCAGGGTCTAACGGCTCAAACTCAGTGTTTGGTTCAATCACATCAAATGGCGGTGGCTCAGGTGGTCCTGTTGCAGGAGCGGGTGGCGGCTTTGGCAAGCCAGGTAACTCTGGTGGCTCTGGTGGTGGTGGAGGTATGGTTTATAACTCAGCAAACACTTCAAGTGGTGGTGCTGGTAATACTCCGTCAACTTCACCTTCTCAGGGCAACAACGGTGGAACTGCAACAAATGGAAACATTATCAACGATGCAGTTTACTACGGCTGCGGAGGCGGTGGAGCAGGTGCAGCAGGAGCGGATAGATTCCGAGGCGATAGCACTGGAGGCTCTGGTGGAATTGGAGCAATCTCCTCAATCTCAGGCAAAGCGACTTACTACGCAGGTGGAGGCGGTGCCTCCAACGCTGGAACTGGTGGACTTGGCGGCGGCGGTAATGCCAACAATCCTGGAACACCAAACACTGGTGGCGGTGGTGGCGCTGAAAACGGCGGCAACGGCAGTGGTGGCTCAGGCATTGTAATTATTAGATACTTAGCGTAACGGAGAAGTAAATGGCTACAGCAAATCACGTTCTATTGCGACGCATCACTCTGACTGCATCTGCTTCTTCTGTTACCTTTGACTCAATCCCTCAGACTGGTTACACCGATTTGAAGTTGGTTGCGTCAGTGCGCGATGACTATGCTTCTGTTTCAGTTAATCTTGGAATGAAATTAAATGGAGTTACTACTGGTTTAAGTGGTAGAAATATCAATGGTAGCGGTAGCGCAGCCGCATCTGGAACCAATACAAGTGAAATTGGATTTACTGTTGGAAGTTCTGGAACTGCAAATACTTATTCAACCACAGAAGTTTATATTCCTAACTATACTTCTAGCAATTATAAATCATATTCAGCAGATAGTGCAGCAGAATCAAACCAGTCAACAGTTTATATGCAAATGCTTGCTGGCGTTTGGGCGAATACTGCTGCAATTACAAGTATAATTGTGTATCCAATCAATGCAACAAATTTCGTAGCAGGCTCATCATTCTCACTCTACGGTATAGCCAATGCTGCAACTACACCAGCACTAGCACCTAAGGCTGACGGTGGAGACATCATCAAGACTGATGGTACATACTGGTATCACGCATTTACTTCTACTGGCTTGTTTAAGCCACAGGTAAACCTTACCGCTGACTACATTGTAGTCGCAGGTGGTGGTGGTGGTGGAGGTAATGGCGGTGGCGGTGGAGGCGCTGGCGGAGTAATACTCGCGTCATCCGCTTCTTTGGCAAATCAAGATTACGTTTGCTCTGTCGGCGCTGGAGGTGCGGCTAACTCAACCAATGGCGGAAACTCAACCTTTGGTGCTCTCACTGCAATCGGCGGCGGTAAGGGTGGAGGATTCAATAACCCAGGCACAGCGGGAGGTTCTGGTGGCGGTGGCGGTATGTCCGCTGGCGCTTCGTATGCTGGAGGCTCTGCTACGTCAGGACAAGGATACGCAGGCGGTAACGGCTCTCCTACTTACAGTTCTTCTACCGGCGGCGGTGGTGGTGGTGGAGGAGCGGGAGCGGTAGGAACAAATGCTGTCAATGCTAATCCTATGCTTGGTGCTGGCGGAGTTGGTGTAAGCGGTGCAACGTATTCGTTCTTAAATGGAATGGGTTCAGCACTTGGCTTTGGCCAACTCAGCGGTGGTAATTATTACTTTGCGGGCGGTGGCTCTGGTGGTCCATCTGGTCACTCGGTCAGCGGTTACGGCGGGCTTGGTGGTGGAGCAAACTTTAACGCATCTGCTACTCCATACACAGGTGGCGGAGGTGGCGCTGGCCAAGCATACGGTTCCGATAGCCCAGGCAACGGTGGTTCAGGAATTATTATTATCAGATATCCAGTGGCATAAGGAGAAACAATGGCACACTTTGCAGAAGTAGATGAGAACAACTTAGTAACTCGTGTCCTCGTTGTACCTGACGACCAAGAGTATCGTGGCGAAGAATACCTTCGTGATGAACTCGGTCTAGGTGGACGATGGATTCAGACTTCATACAACAACCGCATACGTATGAATTACGCAGGAGTTGGCTATACCTATGACCCAGTTGAAGACTGGTTCGTAGCACCTCAGCCTTATCCATCTTGGATTCTGACTCGCGCAGCACAATGGGTTGCACCAGTTAAGTATCCAACTGACGGACTTATGTATCAATGGTCGGAGGCGGATTTGGACTGGAAGGCAGTAGTACACTAACTGTATGAAATGTTTATTTGAAACCTGTGATAGAAAACGCAAGTTTAAAAGCGGATATTGCAATATGCATAATCACAGATTTGTTAGACACGGAGATGCAAGTATAGTCAAGGCTGCAAGAAATGCCAGAGGCATAGTCAAATGTGCTGCCGAAGGATGCACTGATACTTATCGAACAAAAGGATACTGCGATAAGCATTACGCCAAGTTTAGAAAGTATGGCGACCCGCTGGTATCTAAGATTACTGGTAGGTATCTAAATAAAAAAGGCTACGCATTCGTGCCCGACCCTAGCGGTGAGTTGCACACTATTGCCGAACATAGGCTTGTAATGCAACAGCACTTAGGTAGAAAACTGACACGGAACGAAAATGTCCATCATATCAATGGAGACAGACAAGATAACCGAATCGAGAATCTTGAACTGTGGAATACATCACAGCCCTCTGGGCAGAGAGTAGAGGACAAAGTGAGATTCGCTGTAGAGATATTAAAGCAATATGCACCAGACAAACTTACAGATTGGGAAGTAATTAACTATGACAACTAAGCCAATGAAGTTGGTAGTCGATTTGTCTACTGGCAAGGAAGAGTACATCGAACTTACACCAGATGAAATCAACGAGCGTGAGATTGCAGGCATTGAAGCCGCAACTCGACGTGAAGAAGAGGCTGCAGCAGCGACAGCGCTTGCAGCGCTCAAGGCTAGTGCTAAGGCTAAGTTAATTGCAGGTCAGAAGTTGACCGAAGAAGAAGCAGCAACAATCGTTCTTTAATTCCTATGTAGTGGAGGTGTCCCTTGGCGGGTCGTGATATAACCGAGGGTAGAAGTACCCGTGCTATTGCCGTTGACATTGGCGTAGTCTCTTCTACCGCTCTCTGGCAGAACACTGATATGTCTTATGACACAGCAATCGGTGGACTCCCATTTATTTATGCAATCAATGATGCACGTCCATACACACGTCAGACTGCACCCTTTCGCAAGGACCAGTTCGACAATGGCCAGGAGCCAGGCGAGCAATCCCTGACTGGTTGGTGGTTGCGTAGCCAGATGTCATTCCACTCAGGTTCAGGTATCAAGTTCTTTGACCCTGCGACAACTGATGAGAATGGGCACTATCGCTTTGCCGACTCTAAGGGAGTCGATGTCTGGACCAAGGGACAAGTTACGCTGCTCTCATCTTGCACGGCAACTCACGAAACTACTGGTCCTATTGCATCCAATGGCAATGTGCAACAGCACGTGCGCTCTATCAAGTGGAACACTACGTCTGGAGTCTTGCTTCACGATGAGTATGATGTAGATAAGATTGCAGTGGATGGAACAGTCACTCACTTTATTGATTACAACACAGGAACAGATGCTCCAGTATATGCCATCTGTGACGATGGAACATACGCCTACTGGATTACTAATACAGCAACCAAGAAGACTGTATATAAGAAGCCTTTGACTGGCTCTTCAGCATCTACTGGAGACGTAGTCACAATGTTCGACGAGATTGGCGCAGTTACTAATGCGGCAATGGAGTACGTTAAAGACCGTATCGTAATGTGCGCTAACAACAAAGTCTTCGAGTTTTCTACCTCAGCATCTGCGATGCCGACAGCGGTATACACCCACCCAACTACCACTCACGTCTACACTTCGGTGGCAGCATCTGGGCCCGCAATCTACATTGCTGGATACAACGGCATTCAGTCTACTATTCAGAAGTTTACTCTTTCTACAGCAGGAGTTATGCCGTCGCTGACTAGCGCAGTGGTAGCAGCAGAACTACCAGTAGGTGAGATTGTACATAAGATTTATTACTACCTAGGCTATATGCTTATCGGAACCAATAAGGGTGTGCGAGTTGCTGCAGTTTCTGACCAGGATGGCTCACTTAACTATGGCCCGCTGATTGTAGAAACATCACAGCCTTGCTATGACTTTGCCGCACGTGACCACTATGTATGGTGCGCTACTGGCGTAGACGGTGATGCTGGAGTAATCCGCATTGACCTATCCAATGAGATTGAAACCCTACGCTTTGCTTGGGCTAATGACTTGTATATGGATGGCGTAACTGGGCACCCAACAACTGGATGTGCTTTTGCAAATGGCACAGACCGTCTTGTATTTGTTACCGCATACGCATCATCAGCAAGTGGTGGTATATACATCGAAGACGAGACAACTCTTCGCACATCAGGATACATAACTACGGGTAACATCCGCTATGGAACTCTTGAGCCTAAGAACTTCAAGCGCCTTCTTGGACGTGGAGACTTTACCTACGGTTCTATGACACTTGAGACAGTAGATAAGAACGGTGTTGAGTACGACCACATTGCATACGATGCAACAGTTGCACCGATTGAGGTAGGTACTAACAACCCTGCCACGGCACAAGAGTACGTAGCCTACAAGTTCATCCTCTCACGTGATGCTACAACTACTAGCCGTGGCCCAATCTTTAAGGGATATCAGGCTAAGGCAACTATTGCTACTCCTCGTCAGCGAATCATTCAGTTCCCTGTCTATTGCTATGACGTAGAGACTGACCGCTACAACGTAGTAGTTGGATATGAAGGCCGTGCCTTCGACAAGATTCAAGCACTAGAGGACATTGAAGAATCTGGTGACGTAATCACTTGGCAGGATTTATCTACTGGTGAATCACGTCAAGCAGTTATCGAGCAGATTTCATTTAACCGACTCACACCACCTGACAAGCAATTTGATGGATTTGGTGGAGTAATCAACATAACAATTAGGACGGTCTAATGAGTGCCGCAGAATGGGCAGGATTTGCCGTAGCAATAATGACATTGCTTGCAGGATTTAATGCAGCAATACGTTGGTTAGTAAAACACTACTTGGCTGAACTTAAGCCCAATGGTGGTGGCAGTATGAGGGACGCAGTTAATATCAACACCGAGCGATTGGATAGAGTTGAACAACGCGTTGACCAGATTTACCTTCTCCTATGCGAGAAGAGCAAGTAAGTACGCAGCCGTAACATTAGGCTTAGTAGCAGGCTTTGCCTTTATGGGAAGTGCTAATGCAGTATCGACTGGACAGGTGACAATTACTTGTGCGAAACCCGACGGAGTTCAGCAAACCTTTACAGTCGGATGGAACAACAGCGACCAGTTCTTTGAAGGTCGTGGAGATATACCCCGTCTGTTCTGCGAAGGTGGATACGCTGGGGAGTATAGAACTTTTATCTCTACTAGCGTTAGCGACTTATCTCTTCGGTACTATCAAGGCGTGCTACCGATTGCGGATACCCCGACTGCCACTGTTGAGACTCAAACTCCGCAGGTGCTGGAGATTGTAACTTCTCCTTCTTCACCTCAAGAAACAGAGACTCAATTAAATGTTCCCGAGACTGGTACTTCTCCTTCAACTTCCGATACGCAGACAGTAGTTGATACACATCCCGAAACTCAGACTCCTTCAAGTCCTGTTGAAAGTCATACAGTCGATAGTCCGAATCAATCAGTCGAGACGTCAACGAGCGAATCTCTTTCATCAACTCAGCCTTCTCAGCCTGACGTTCCTTCCTCAGATTCTTCAACGCCTTCAAGCGTGAACGATTCTGAGACTGTTCTCGTTGATACTTCGACGCCAATATCAGAAACGGCAACAGTGCCAGTGGATACAGGCACAGTGCAACTACCAGAACCTCAGCCTGCACCATTGCCTACTCCTCCTCCAGCAGTGGAACCTCAACCAGTTCCTGCACCTGTGGTGACAGTACCTCAACCTGAGCCTCTGCCCGAACCAGAGCCTGAGCCTTCTGTTGAGGAGACAAATGAGGAGGCTCCATCAGAGGAGCAACCTTTGGAAGAGACGCCAGTTGTTGAAGAGCAATTGCCTGTCGAAGAACCTTCTGAACTTCCAGTAGAAGAAGAAACGAATGAGACTCCAATTGAGGAGCCAGTGATTCAGGAACAGAGCGAACCAACTCCTGAGCCTTCGCCTCTGCCAAGCGCAGAGCCTGCGCCAAACTCTCAGCCTGAAATTGCATACGAACCTCCAACAGTCACTTTAGACAATGGAGTTATCTTAACACAGGAGGAAGCCGTAGCCGTTGCGCTACTGCAGAATCCAGGAGAGTTGCTCTCTGAATTGTTTACCAACCCAGCGGCAGTACTAAATGCCTTGGGTTCAGTAGGGGCGGATATGTCACCAGAGGTACGAGAGAAGTCCGAGAAGGTCCTCGTATCAGCAGTGATTGTAGGAAACATAGCCACTCAAGCAGCAGCCCTAGCAGGCGCTGCAACATACAGGAGAAACCCATAATGAAGAACTTCCTCTCAGATATCGTCAATCAAATTTGGACACTCCTAGGTATGTTCATTGCCTGGGTTGTTCTCGAAGGGTCAGCCAAAGATGTGGTCGGGTATTTAATCCTGACCTCGCTATTCATCTGGGTTGCTACCTTCAAACTACGTAACCCAAAGGATGAGTAATGGATACATTCAAGAATGTAATGATGCGTATTCTCGCTGTGATTGCAGCAGAAGCGCTAGGAGTAATCGGTGCTGGCTCTCTCGTCGGCATTGAGGTATGGCAGGCAGCAGTACTTGCGGGCGCTTTAGGTGCAGCACGAGTGCTAGAAGCACTAGCACGATTCTTCTTGGCTGATGGTTCCCTATCGGCTGATGAAATCAACCAGGCATTTGCCAAGGTGGACAAGAAAGCGAGCGAATAATATGGGACAGCGCAATCAATTCATTATGACAGCCCGAGGAGAACTCGGCGTTATCGAAGGGCCAAAGGACAATGAGACTAAATACGGTGCATTCACTAAGGCAAACTTCCTACCGTGGTGTGGTTCGTTTGTTAACTGGTGTGCGAACGAAGTCGGGCTTAAGATTCCTAACTGCGTTAGCACAGTTGCTGGAGCCACAGCCTTCATCAAGAAGAAACAATGGGAGAAGGTAGATGAAGCGACTCCACTACCTGGCGATATTGTTTTCTTTGATTTTCCCAATGATGGTCTTGACCGCATTAGTCACGTTGGAATCGTGGTTAAGGACAACGGAGACGGAACTCTAACCTGCATCGAAGGTAACACCAGCCCTGACAGCAAGGGCAAGAAAGCAGACCAGCGCAATGGCGGAGAAGTCTGCCTTAAGAAGCGTGCGTACAAGCCTAAGAACGGCAAGGCACTAAAGAAATCACTGCCAGTTTATATCGTCGGCTTTGGCAAGCCAGTATTTAAGTCCTAAGGAGGACACTATGTTCGACAAAGAAAAAGCAAAGCAGATTGGTCTGTCATACCTACGTGCAGCAGCAGCCTCAGTCGTTGCCCTCTACACAGCAGGTCAGCACGACCCTAAGGTCTTGGCTACAGCATTCGTAGCAGGTCTAGTCGGACCTATTATGAAGGCACTCGACAAGTCAGCACCTGAATTCGGACGCACCAAGTAGTCTGAAACACCCCGTTTAAGGGGCGTAGCAGGCGATTTGAGGCACTTTGACCCTCACCTCTAGGCAATATGCCTGGGAGTGGGGGTCATTTTGTCATTCTCGTAGGACTATCGGCGTGTCGCGCCAAGGATTCAGGCTTCAGGTCTGTGTATAATTTTCATATAATAGATAATATATAGGGGCTTCGCCCCTTATATAATATATATTATAATAATATAATATCAACTGATAATTAGATAGTTCTCCTTCATTGAGTCACCTCCTGTCCTCTGAAGGAGGACTATCTATTCAACACTAGACGGAGGAACAATGTTAAAGCACATCAAGCGCCGCAAAACGCAGAAGACAATCAACCAGACTATGGTTCTATGGATTGAAGACCTGGACGATATGATTGTTTTGCTAGACCACAACCTGACTGAACTTCGCAAGGACCTAGACGACCTTATCGATTTCATAGAAGATAACCTTGATTAAGTTAGGCGAGTATGTATTACCTGAGCACATTAGTTACTCAGCGTTTACTACATACTTGAGTTGCGGGTATCAGTACTACTTAGGTAGACTGATGCAAGTACCAGAGGAACCATCCATCTGGTCGGCAGGAGGCCGAGCATTTCACCTAGCAGCGGAGTTATATGACAACGAACATTAATGCCTATTGGCATCAGGCTTGGCTGAAGGAAACTGACGGACTAGATTTCGCCACTGCAAGACGGGCAGGGCGAGCCACCAAAGAAAATCCTAACAAAGAGGATGGCGAGTGGTGGTACAAGAACGGCTCTACTTGGACAGATAACTACATCAAGTGGAGAGAGAACAATCCTGATTGGAAAATATGGACCACACCTCAGGGTGCCAGAGCCATTGAGTTGGAACTAAATCCAATCATCGCAGGTGTGAAGGTCAAGATGTTTATTGACCGAATCTTTGAAGTCAACGGACAGTTAGTAATCGTTGACCTCAAGACAAGTGCACGCCGACCTACATCCGACCTTCAGTTAGGCTTCTACAAAATAGGAGTCGAGATGATGACAGGTGCTGAAGTCAATCTAGGTAACTACTGGATGTCTCGTGAATCGGGGACAGGAGAGATGATTGACCTAAGTAGATACACACTAGACTCACTGGAGTATATGGTGGACGGGTTTGACAAGGCCCGTAAGTCTGGTATATTTCTACCGAACATACAATCGTGCAATATCTGCGGTGTAAAGCAGCATTGCCAATTCACAAAGGAAAATAAATAATGGCTAACGAAGACTGGAAACTACAGGTTTCTATTCGCACAAGTTCTAATCGTGATTCGGATATGATTAACATCCGCGCTAACAGTGCAGAAGAGTTGAGCATCCTGCTTGAGGGCATTGGTGATTACTCAACTCAAATCGCAGCAGTCGCTAAGAAGGTGCAAGGTGCTTACACTGTGCTCCCTTTATCGACGCAGAGTTCCACTACCGACACTCCGCCTTGGGCTACATCACCAACAACCCAGCCAGCGGCTCCGTACGCTACGGCACCAACAGCAACCCCACCGCAGTCGTCGGCTCCTACGTGCATCCACGGTCCTCGAAAGCATTTGAGCGGCGTGAGCAAGAAGAACGGCAAGCCTTACTCAATGTGGGTATGCAGTCAACCGCAGGGCGCGGACCAGTGCGCTCCAGCGAACTAACACAAAGTACGCTAATATAGAATTGATGGAGGGGTAGTTAATCGGGGAAGGTGACTGCCCCTTCATCAACATTAGACAGGAGAAGTCAAGTTGAAAACTTTAGTAAGAACAGTCGGACGTTCCGACTCAGGTGGTGAACCACTACCATCAGTATTCAAAGCATTTGATGCTAATAAAATTACACCACGCAGAGCAGAAGTCTCTATGTTTGCAGGAGTCCCTGGCGTAGGTAAGTCCACGCTATCTCTTGCAATGGCACTACATATGAAGGTGCCTACCCTCTACATCTCAGCAGATACCAACGCACACACTATGGCTATGCGACTAGCCTCTATGATTAGCGGTAAGAATCAGAGCGATGTCGAAGCCTTGATGAACCGTGACCCTGAGTGGACTAAGGCTGTCCTTGCTAAGTCACGCCACATTGTGTGGTCATTTGAATCTAGCCCAACGCTAGAAGATATTGTTGAAGAGGTGCAAGCCTTTGAAGAACTATGGGGCGCAAGCCCTGAGGCTATCTTCATTGATAACTTAATGGACATTGCCACCGACGGAGGCGAAGAGTTCGCATCTATGCGTGCGGTTATGAAGGAGTTGAAGTATCTTGCTCGTGCAACCAATGCTGCTATTATTATACTTCATCATACTTCAGAAGGCGTACCTGGTGCTCCTTGCCAACCTCGCTCAGCCCTACAAGGCAAGGTGGCACAACTACCTGCTCTCATATGTACTCTTGGGGTGGTGGGTACCAGTATGGCTATTGCTCCAGTAAAGAATCGATACGGGCGAGCAGACGCTAATGCTAATATACTTGCCTGGCTTGCATTCAACCCTGAGTGGATGTATATGGCTGACCTACCAGAAAGCGTATAGGAGATACGATGATAAGAGAAGAAGAAGATGACCTATCACAAGAGATGCGTATGCTTGTCTTGGCTAAGGCCGATGAACTTGTACTTAAATATGTACAGAAGTTAGAAGATGCAAAGCCACCAGTAACAGATGAGTACACCGAAGGTGTCAACGCTGGTATGAACTGGGCTATTCGTATCTTGCAGAAGGATAAGAGCGCATCGTGAAGTTCATAATGCGTAAGCGAGGTATGATTGTATTCAATTCAAACTACAATGTATTGTCTATAGCCATTAATATTGGCTTCCGTTTTCACAAACACATCAAACTAACATTCGCATTCTGGAGTGTAGACTTTGTGTACGATGGCGGAGAAGATGCCTAGTCAATCTCGTAAGCATAGGGGCTATCGCTCTCAGAAGGTGGGTGCTATGCACCTTGCTGCATCCATCTTCCCCTATGCTGAGTCAACTGGGGCAGGCCGTAGTGGTAGCGATATCACTGGCACACCTGGTATTGACTGGGAAGTAAAGGCGCGCACTGGCTTTGAGCCAAGTGCTGTAATGAAACAACTAAAAGACAGAGACACAGGAAACCTTGGCATCGCATTGCTAAGGCTTAACGGACAGGGGGAAGCAAGCGTGGGAGATTGGGTATGTCTACTCAGATTCGATGACGTGATAGAGTTATTAAAGAAGGCAGGTTATGGTGAGAGCAAGTGACAATGACCTCCCATCAATCAAAGGAATCCTTGAGCACTACGGAGCAAGCCTTCGTTCTGACCACGGACAAATTAATCTTAGGTGTCCCTTCCACGGTGACTCACACCAGAGTGGCACTGCGAACTTGGACAAAAACATCTTCATCTGTTTCGCCTGTGGCGTACAAGGAAACAGTTTACAACTTATATGCCAGCAAGAGGGGGTAGATATACGTGAAGCAAAGCGCATCGCAGAAGGAATTACTGGGCAAAGCAGTCAAAAAGTACGCAGCGAGTATTCATCAGGCTCAAGACTACCTAGAAAACAGAGGAGTCACAGCGGAGGTAGCACGTCAGGCTTGGCTCGGCGTAGTTACGGAGCCTGAGGTAGGGCACGAGCAATATCGTGGACGCCTTGCTATTCCTTACATCACTAAGACTGGTGTAGTAGATATCCGATTCCGTTCCCTTGACCCAGCAGTAGAGCCTAAGTATATGGGTATGCCTGGGTCAGATACTAAGATGTATAACGTATTAGATATTGAAAGCGCTGGCAATTACATTGCCATCTGTGAAGGCGAGATAGATACCATCACTCTATCTAAGTGTGTCGGTATCCCTGCAGTGGGTGTGCCAGGCTCTAATGCGTGGAAGAAACACTACACTAGATTGCTTGCAGACTTTGAGAGAGTCTTTATCTTTGCAGATGGAGACACATCAGGTCGTGACTTTGCTAATGCTCTCACCCGTGAGTTGCCAGTGACTGTGGTAAACTTGCCAGATGGTGAAGATGTTAACTCAATGTATGTCGCACACGGTGCTGACTGGTTCAAGTCAAAGGTAGATGTATGACCCACGATGAATTGGTATTTGCTCTTAACAAGGGCATTACTATGGTTGGACAAAGGATGGCAACGCACGAAGAGGATGCAAACCTGTATCGTAGAACTGTTATTGCGGTAGTGAAATTGCATAAGCCCAGAGGGGCTGAACCTATGTGGTGCGGTGAGTGCGTAATCTTTGACGGCCAACCCCACCCTTATCCTTGCCCTACCATTGAGGCCGTTGAGAAAGAGTTGGCGTGAGCGACGAGCATATCCCTGAGCGGTACTGCCACGAGTGTAAGAAAGAGTTTGAAGATTCCTTTGAACTCATAGACCACTTGCTACCAGAGGACGAAGAGTTCGACCCGTACTACCTGTTGCCCAATGGATTCAAACTTATGATGGGTTCACTACTGCGCTATCTATATGGTCACGCAGATAAGCCAGATAAGATTCGCAACCTGGCTCAGTCTACGTACATCACTCTATTTGCAGCAGAGATGGAATACGATGGAGTCGATGAGTTAGTAGAAGATATGGTAGTATCACAAGAGATGTCAAACATTGATATTGAATTAGAGAAGTTACTGAGGACAGATGACAACGAAGGCGGAGCGTGAAGAGATATGGCAGATTATAACCCTACTGGCAAACCAAGGCTTGAACGTACAGGCGTATCACGTGGAGGACCAGTACCTCAAAGTAACCCTATCAGTGCCTCTTTTGAGCAGGATGTAAGAGATACTCTGCAAGAGTTAGGTGACTTGCTTATCTCTAAGCACCGTGACTATGGACCCAAGAACATCTCTCAGTCCCCAGGTGGTCCGCTTAATGGACTGCGTGTGCGTATGCACGATAAGACTGCACGCATCAACAACCTGCTAGACAATGGCACCACAGCACAGCACGAACCCCTTGAGGATTCCTTTAAGGACCTTGCTAACTATGGTATAATTGCACTGTTAGTATTGCGAGGAAAGTGGGATAAATGAAAGAGCAGGGACTGTTCGACTGGCTTAAGGAGAATAAGTTTCCCGACCTCATTCACTCACCCGAAACATATGATGGATTTGATTGCACCTCTGAGTCAGAGAAACTATTTATAGAACTCAAGTGCCGTCGCACACATTACCCTGACTTGCTGATTGAGAAGATGAAGTATGATTTTCTCCTATCCGAATCAGCCAAGTTAGGGTTAGCCCCTTGGTATATCAACTGGACACCTGAAGGTATCTGGGCATTCCCTCTGCTATCATTAGAGTCTGAGATAGAATGGAAAGAGAAGTGGCTACCTTCCACCACTGAGTTCGCTAATAAGAATAACAAGATGAAGTTAGTCGGCTTCATCCACATAGACCAGGGGTTTAAGTTAGTATGATTGAATGGGAGCGCATCGAGCGTTGGAACTATGTAGTCGACGCTGTATCTAGTGAGTATCATCGCAAGTTTAATGACATTGACATAGAAGATATCAAGCAGTCACTGTATCAGTGGTTCATCGAACATCCCAATAAGTTGGATACTTGGGAGGCAATCGGAGATAAGGATGCAAAGAATCTTATCTATCGCTCACTACGTAACCAAGCACTAGACTACTGCCAGCATTGGAAGGCCAAGAGCGGTGGCTATGAGACTAGCGATAACTTCTACTACGAAGCAACGATGGTTGAAGCATTGCTTCCTGCTGTGTTGCGCGGTGAGCATTCAACTTCAGTTAAGTTAAACCTTGCAGGTCCTTCATCTACCAGTGCACCTAGTGAAGGTGGCAATATGATGGCGATGATGATTGAAGTTGACTGGGGTTTCTGGAAACTATCTATTGAAGACCGTAAGGTACTGTTCCTGCGTCACGCTGAGGCACTAGACTTTGGTGATATAGCACAGCACCTTGAGTTGGGCACAGAAGATGCTGCACGTATGCGTCACAAGCGTGCCATCCGCAAACTCATCAACAAGATTGGTGGCTTCAAGCCATTCAAAGATGAGGATGAAGTTCAGTCCTCAGATGATGACTCCTTAGAGTCGTAGTCCACCTCACCTGAATCAACCCACTGGCCTTCTGGCACACCGTGCTCGTCTAGTTCGGCATTGTATGCCTCGATGATATCTTTCCAACTGATTGTGCTCATCCTAACCTCCTGTTGAATAGAAACCCGTCGCGTTAAACTTAACGGGTGCTGCTGTATATATTCGCTTCATTGGTTCATTGCATTTATCGCAGTAAGGCACAATCTCTGCCTCTGTCATACCTCGTGAGATAGTTACCTTAAACTCATCACTGGTGCACTGATATTCATATGTTGCCATTGTATCCCTCATCTATCGGTGTAGGTGCGGTGCTCTCTGCCCCACACTCCTTGCATTTCTGTCGCAGGTCATACCAACCTACTGACCTTGTATCCTCATCCCACTGTACAGTTATCTCAAACATAAGGCAACCACATATGCAGGCTAATGTCGGGTTATCTAGGTTGTATAAGTCAAACATCTTTAGTACCAGTTGCGCTTCTTGTGGTGCGCCCACGCCTTGCAAGGGGTATCGTATCGGTGCTCAATGTACTTGAACGCGTGTAGTATCTGAATGGCTGGGTCTTTAGACTTCTCTCGCAATACCTGACCAATACCATAGGCGCTAGAGCCTTGCTGGTTCTTGGCTAGGTGGTCGAAGCGTGACTCGGCCATAAAGAGAGCGTAAGCACAGCGCCTCTGGGTTCTATCCCATCCCCACCCTGCCTTGGCATAGCGCATAGCCATAATCTTATTGGCTTTCTTCTCTGCCATTGTAGCCTTGGTTCTCTCCTTAACTACTGGCTTTACCACCACCTCGACATCTATCGTCTTGTGTATTGGTACCACCAGGGCTAGGGCTACTATCCCGATACCTGCTATCGCTTTGGTTTTCATTTGTCTAGTATAGCAATCTTCTTCTTTACCTGTCGGAGGAATTGTAACTCACGGCGGTACTTGTATGTCATCTTACCTGCGCGTAGGTTCAGGCGCTCACCTAACATCTTGCCACCCCATATGCTGCCCTCTGTCGTGTCGAAGATGAGCATATTATCTTGCTTCATACCCTCGGCTAGGCATTGGGTTTGTACTGGGCAATCACGGCAGATACGCTTGGCCTCTGCTGCTCGCCACTCTGCTAACTCTCGCTCATCACTGAAGACTGATGACTCGTAATGCCATAGGTCAGGGTCAGGGTATGAGGCACACGAGCCCTGTTTCATCCACTCTGTGGCCAATAGGTCTAGGTTGAGTTGCATTATCTGTCTCTCCAATTCTCATAATAAAATCTCCACTTGCGCTGATACCGAACTACGATTAACAATAGGAATGCGATACTCATTAGTCTGCCCACTCAACACTTACCGCCTTGGCGTGGTCAATATCCTCAAAGATTACCTCTGCCGAACTCTGATTAAGAAATATCCAGGAGTCTCTATCCTCCTGCGTGTAGCGTGCCCAATCTTCGGGCAACTCTGCACTGTCTGGCACTGTGACTATATGTTTGCGTGTGCCCTTAATCTCGTAGATGATTTCAAATTTCATCTTTAATCTCCTCGATATCAAACCACATCTTGCCCAGGTGGCCGTGCTTGGCTTCCTCTTCTGCCCGATAGCGCAAGGCTAAGGCTAAGATTTCCTCGTAGTTCTCTGCCTCGTCGTAGCCTTCGCTAACCACCACGCTTATCTGTATGTAGTACCGCTTCACTCTGCCTCCTTGGTACCGAACAGAGATTCCATTAACTTATTCGCCTCATTAAGTAGGGCGATAGCCTGCTCTAGTTCTGCGTCCATAACTTCCTGCATTTGACTCACTTGTTTTCTCCTGTCTTACAGTGTCCCCACTGTCCTAGTTTGTTTGCCTTTGCGTAGTACATAGCGGTAAGAATCTGCCGTGAATACTTGCCTCTCTTGCCTTTGTAGAAATAGGGCACTCCTGCCCCTTGCCTGACGATTTCAATGTTGATATTAATTCCGCCTCTGTGTAAGTATCTCAGCCTTCTGCCGTACTTGTCAAGATTATCCAGAGCAGGGTCGGCCTCTAGCCGATAAGTTCCCCCAGATTTGAGGTAACTTTTTAGTAGCGCTTTGGCCTCGTCGTGCCAGCACTGGCCCACCTCTGGGGTGTTGACCTGCACCAGCCTAACCCCTCCCTGATTCGTGTTGATTGAATCGCCGTCGATTACTGTAAGGCTAAGAACTCCAGCCAGTGCGAGGGCTATCACTTATCCAAACACCCGCAATTATTGGCGGGGCGGATACAATCGCCACAGATTACAGGACGGGGACAATCTGAATAAGGGAACTGTTCCTGCTCCTCGCACAGACAGAAGTTAAATCGCTCCACCTGTGAGGCGTGTGTTAGTTCTGCCAATTCTGCCCACGATATAGAATCATTGTTTACATAGTCGCACTCTGGACAGGTAAACCGCTCACCGTTGGCGATTGGTTGCCCCCACCTTGTGCCACAATCGGCACACCCATATTGCAAGGGGTAGCAAGAGAGGCAGGTATCAGCCCCGCACCCGTATGTCATAGCCCACCCGCTACGCACTCGACCATTGAGCCCCAGCAATACCCGTTCTCGGTCCACCAGAGATTACCTATCACTTCATAGATTCCGAAGAGTAGGGCCAGAATTCCGATTACTGTGAGGGCCTTAAAGACCCTCTCCCCTCGCTTGGTGAGTTTCATTTACTCTCCCAACCCTTCCAACATAATCACGCCATAGCGCCACAGTGCCGAGCCTTCTTCTATTTCTTCTGTCGCTGTGTCGAACCAGTCCGAGAATCGGTAGACCATTTTCTGGATACTGTCGCTGTCGTGAGTTATCTCGATGTAATCTGACGGGCCTCCGTAAGAGAGGCAAATCTTAGTTAATTTGTAGGTATCAACCGAGAGCGCGTATTCATAGATAGATTCTTCATCGCCGTAATACTCCGACTCCTCGGCCTTGTCGAACATTGCTTGAATATCTGCCTCGCGTTCTGCTAACTCCTGCGAAATTCTATCCTTGCAGGTTTCGGGCTTTGTTGCTGTGTTCATCTTTCCTCCTGTTGTTCGGGCTTGGCGTAGTTGCCTTGCCTCTGCGCCCCGCTAGTGTCTCGCACACTTCGCCCCCTGGTCAAAGGTGCGGGGCTGTGACTTGCGCCACGTAATCAGATTCTAGACTGTCGGTCTATGCCACCCCGCAAGCCTTGAGGAATCGCGCCGAGTCGAATCGTATGTTACTGGCGAGTAATCTCTCCGAGAATTCGCCCGCGACATCTTCTAACACCTCAACGGCTCGCCCGTCCTGCTCGTAATCTTCCCGTAATTCCTTTAAGATTAGGGCTATCAGGTTAAAGTCTTTCGCCGTCATCGCGTCTCCTCCTTGAATTTAGCCCTAGCCTGGGCCACGGTGTACCCAACATAGAGACGGCTCACCAGGTAACCGCGCACGATATCGGATACTTCAATGCCTGAATGGTGGCGGATAACTCTCATTAGTTGCTCTCCTTAGTGTGGTTGATGTCTACAATTTCAACCCTTGCGACGTGTTCGATTTCTAAGGTGAGTTTAATAATCTCGTTTACCTTATCCCAACCCCAGGCCTCATACGATGGGAATGAGACGTGCCCGTCCTTGCCTGTCACCTTTAGGGCGATTCCTGTTGGTTGCATTTGTTTCCTCCTTGTTTTGGTGGGCGCGTAGTTGCTCCCACTCGTACCCCCGTAGGTCGTGAACCTGTGCCGACTTATCGGGCGGGGGCGGTCTTGCCTAGTTCTTGAATGATTCGAGAAGTGCCTCGAGTTGCTCCTTTTGCTGTTTTTTAGTCATCTGAATGATGGAGGTAAGCGCCTTGTACTCTGCGTCATTGTATACGGCTTGGTATGGCTCCGCCTCAACTTCGTTTCTCATATCTGAGAACTTTTTCTCGATTTCCTTGTATTGCTCCCACAGTGCTTGACGCTGTTCCTCGATCGCCTCGAGTTGTGGCTTGTATTCGGCACGTAACCGAGCAACACGGTTGGAGCACTCGCCAGACTTCCAAGCCTCAGAGCGAACCGCCTTCTCGCGGTCACTTCGTGCCCAGTGAATCGGGTTAACCGCCTCCGAGTGCGCCTTCTCCATCTTGCGGACCTTAGCGCGTTGGCCTGGTGTAAGTGCCTTCATTGTCTCTATGTTCACTGTTTCTCCTCTGTGTAGTTGTGTGCCTTGAGGTTGTTCTCTTGGCTACTGGAGAACTGTCTCATAGGTCGGCGGGGGATGTCAAATACACTCGACTTTCACGCTCAAATTCGGCGTGGTTTCGGACATTTAGGGGAAATTCGGACATTAAGGGCGGAAACGGACAGGCTGAGCGTGAGGAAATCGGACATTATAGGACATTCAGGGACGAATGCAGACAAACTAGGACAAAGTAATTGAACTTTCAACTACTTTTGGTTGAACTTTCAACTACTTTAAAGGTGTGAGCCACGTCACATTTGTACACTATGTCCATTTGTCGATAATTGAAATCTTCCCCCGATTCCATATATATGTACCTATATGCGACCCCCCGAGATTGGGAGGGGAGATAGTCGCCTGCCATAAGTTACTCGTATATGTTACCGAGTAATGCTACCGAGTAACTTAATTCAGTAACTTATTCTAGAATTTCAGTTTATTATGGAGTCTTTCCCTAGTGTAACCCTCAGGTACACACTTAGACATTCAGGTATGTATGTGTCTACCCATCTATGGCACCCTTTCAGGGTCATTTGACCCAGGGTGCTTAAACGTGCGAGTATAACATATATGTACTATCAACCTAAAAATATCTGTTATAAGCCCTGTGACCAGGGCTTTTATATATATTCAGCCCCCTAATATAATATATTTAAAAAAATATTCAGTAGTAGTGTTCGGTTTTGACTAAAACTACAGGTTATCTATATATGTAATATATTAATTAATATATAGAGCGAGCATCGCTCTTCGGCTTGCTCGCAAGTATTAATATATAATTATTAATATATAATAATATAATAATTGCCACCCCTATGTCCGTTTACTGACTGGCGTTATTATCGTTATATTAGCCCTCCAGAGGGCGACAGAATTGACCTGGTGACTACTGCAGAAAAGCCCAGGTCCCCACCTGAGGCTAACGCCAAGACTGGTGGGTTTTAGGTCCATACGTTTAATGGCAGAACAGCGGTCTCCAAAGCCGTGGGTCCAGGTTCGAGTCCTGGTGGACCTGCTCGTAAGAAGGCAACCACTCCCGTTCTTAATGTTCGTAGGGGCCGCCCTATGGGAACGTCAGATACACCAGGACTTGACCCGTGGCTGAGTACCACGGACTGACACAATTTTATGATGGGACACCAATGGGACGCAAACCTGGCAAGATAGATATGCCGATGAAGGAAGCCCAAGAACGGGTCCTTGTCAAACTGGCTGAAGGTCTGACTATCACAGCCGCTATGGCGACTGTTAATCGAAATGACACCACCTTCCGTCAGTGGGTGATGAAATCTCCTGAGTTCAAGGAACGCTCCGAGAAAGCCCGCCTCGAAGGCAAGGGCGTCAAGGCTGACCTGAAGGAACTTAAAGATATCGAGTTCCCTGACTTCTGTGAGCAGTTCCTGGATACCAAACTCTTTGAGCATCACCTGAACTGGTTTGACCTTATCGAAGGTCGTGAGCCACGCTGGATTCACCCAGCGATGACGTATGAACCTGCGGCCACAAACCGTATCCTCATTAACGTACCACCTGAGCACGCTAAGTCCACGGTCATTACGACCAACTACGTGGTCTACCGAATTGTGACCAACCCGAACACCCGAGTCATTATCGTCTCGAAGACTCAGGGTATGGCTCGTAAGTTCCTTGGTGCGATTAAGACTCGTCTTTCACACCCAGCCTATACCAAGTTGCAGGTTGCCTTTGGCCCCAATGGCGGCTATAAGGCAGATGCTACCCAGTGGCAGGCAGATATGATTTATCTGGGCACAGGACGTGACTCAGGTGAGAAGGACCCAACGGTTCAAGCCTTGGGTATTGGTTCTCAGATTTACGGTGCTCGTGCTGACTTGATTATCGTCGATGACGCGGTTATGGGCTCTAACGCCCACGAGTGGGAAAAACAGATGGACTGGCTTCAGAAAGAAGTTATCACCCGTCTAGGTCGCCACGGTAAACTGATTATCGTAGGCACCCGTGTAGCCCCTGTCGACTTGTACAAGATGTTGCGCGATGGTGGCCAGTGGTCAGGTGGCAAGACCCCCTTTACCTACTGCGCTATGCCAGCAGTTTTAGCATTTGATGAGAAGCCAGAGAACTGGCAAACCCTCTGGCCGAAATCTAACCAGCAGGAAAATGAATTGGACGAGGCGGATGAGAATGGACTTTTTCCCAAGTGGGACGGACCTTCTCTCTTTACACGTCGCTCTGAAGTCGCCCCGTCGGTTTGGGCTATGGTCTACCAACAAGAAGATGTCGTTGAAGATTCAATCTTCTCCCCAGCCTGCGTTGCAGGTAGCGTCAACGGAATGCGTAAGCGTGGCCCACTTAAGCCAGGCGTGCCAGGACACCCGAAGCACGTTGAAGGCTCTTACACAGTAATCGGCCTTGACCCTGCTATGGCAGGAGCCACGGGCGCTGTTGTAGTTACCTACAATAAGTCCGACGGCAAGATATATGTTTTGGATTGCGTCAATATGACTGACCCAACTCCACAGAAGATTCAGAACCTGATTGAAGATTGGGTTGAGAAGTATAAGCCACAAGAGTTGCGTATTGAAATCAACGCACACCAGAAGGCTTACGCCCTAGATGACAACCTCCGCAATTACCTTGCGGCCCACGGTTGCCAACTTAACTCACACTTTACAGGTAAGAACAAGTGGGACACATCTTTCGGTGTGGCATCTATGTCCAGCCTCTTTGGCTCGACTCGAGATGGCCGCTTCCAGGATAACAACCTGATTGAACTACCTTCTAACGAAGGCTCAGAAGGCCTGAAGACTTTGGTTCAGGAACTTATCACTTGGAAGCCTGAAACTAGAAACCCTACCGACTGCGTTATGGCACTCTGGTTCGCAATCATTCGCGTCAGAGAACTTATGCAACAGTCATCCAGGGTTGGGCAGTACCAGAACAACCGATGGGCAACTCGTTCTCAAATGGACCGACGAGCCTCACTTAACTTAGATGAGGCATTTGCCTCCCAGTGGTCACAAACTTACGGATAGGAAACCAATGGCATTATCAATGGAACAGATTGCGGCGAGAGTTGCATCTCTCAAGTACCGCAATGGTGAGCGCGATGCTCGCAACCTTGACGTGCTTGCCGTCCGCAAGGGAAAGATTTCAGAGGTCTACCCTGACTTCTTCCCAGATGGCGTAGATGCCAATGTAGTAGCAAACTTCATTGATATTGTGGCCCGCGACTTAGCAGAAGTGATGGCTCCTCTTCCTGCAGTTAACTGCTCCGCAGCGAACCAGGTAAATGACCGAGCACGGAACTTCGCTGATAAGCGGACACGTATCGCATCAAATTATTTTGCACACTCAGATTTAGCAGTACAGATGTACTCAGGTGCCGACTGGTACCTCACCTATGGTTTCGTCCCATTCATTATTGAATTCGACGAAGAAGCAAAACTGCCACGTATTCGCATAGAAAATCCTATTGGGGCCTACCCAGAGTTTGACCGCTATGGACGCTGTGTGGCATTTGCAAAGCGCTACTCAATGACACTAGGCGAACTGGTTTCTCAGTTTCCTGAATATGATGCAATCTTGCTTGGCCAGCGTGGCTATGAGCAAGACCTTAATGCTCAGGTTGAAATCATTCGCTACTACGACAAAGACCAGTCAGTGGTCTACATCCCTACTCGGCAGAATCTAGTCCTTTCACAGGCTCGCAATCCGCTTGGCAAGATGATGGTAGTCGTAGCCCGTAAGCCATCTGTCGATGGTGAACTTCGTGGTCAGTTTGACGATGTTCTCGGTATTCAGTTACTTCGTAACCGCTTTGCGTTGCTTGCTATGGAGGCTGCAGAGAAATCTGTACAGGCTCCTATTGTTCTACCTAACGATGTGCAGGAACTCCAACTTGGTGGCGATGCGGTTATCCGCACAGCAAACCCAGCGGGCGTTCGTCGCGTCGAACTTACAATTCCTGCGGGAGCATTTACTGAACAAGAAGTTCTTAACCAAGAACTGCGAGTCGGTACGCGCTATCCTGAATCACGTACAGGAAACGTTGATGCCTCTATCGTCACTGGACAAGGCGTACAGGCTCTTATGGGTGCATTCGACACCCAGGTCAAATCAGCACAGGCTATCTTTGCATCAGCACTTCGTGATGTAATTAGCATCTGTTTTGAAGTTGACGAATTTATTTTTCCAGATGAGAAGACCATTCGTGGTGTTGATTCTGGTTCTCCATATGAAGTAACATACAAGCCAGCCAAAGACATTAAGGGCGATTATTCAGCAGATGTTCGCTACGGAATGCTTGCTGGGTTAAACCCTGCACAGGGTCTAATTTTTATGCTACAGGCTCTTGGTGGCGGTCTTATCTCTAAGGATATGGCTATGCGTGAACTTCCGTTCACAGTCAACGTCACACAAGAACTTGAGAAGATTGAAATCGAGAAGATGCGTGATTCTCTTCTTGGTTCAATTACAGCCTACACACAGGCTATTCCACAAATGGCTATGCAGGGACAAGACGCCTCAGATGTGGTTCGTAAAATTGCTGCGGTTATCAAAGCGAGACAAAAGGGACAATCGCTTGAAGATGCCATTGAGGCTACCTTCGCTCCGCAGCAACAGGTTCCACCTGCTGGGGCTGCCAATCAAATGGTTGAGCAACCGTCCCCTGCTCCCGAAGGTGCTCCAGCAGGTGGCGCTATTCCTCCACAGGGAGGTCCAGAACTTCCACCGCAAGCGCCAGACATTCAATCAATCCTGACTAGCCTTACGGCTTCAGGAAAGGGCAACGCAAGAGTAGTCACTAGGGGATAAAATGACAACAATAATTGGGCTTCAGTACGATAATAAATGCTCAATTATAGTTGACAGCCGTGTAGTAGATGCCTCAGGCTTTATCTACACGCACCCTGACTCCCGTAAGATTGCAGAGCGCAACGGATTCCTGATTGCAGGCTCAGGCGAGGTTACACCTTGCGATGTAGCCCAGCATATCTGGGACCCACCTCGGCCCACTAAGGCTGATAAAAAAGATTTATTTTATTTTATGGTATCTAAAGTAATTCCAAGTTTACGCAAATGTTTTTCAGTAAATGGGATTGACTTAAATGAGCCCAAGACTGAACAAAGGTTTCAATTCTTAATTGCAATCTGTGGTGAGATATTCGACATTGACGATGAACTAAGTGTCAGTCGCAACGAAGATGGTATCTATGGTATTGGCTCAGGTGGCGCTTACGCTATCGGAGCACTATACGCAGGAGCAGATGCCTACGAGGCAATGGAGATTGCTTCAACGGTATCAGCATTTACTGCTCCACCGTATTACGCAAAAGAACAATTCAAACATAACTAAGGAGTTCTAATGGCTGGCAATCAAAACAGTGGCGGAATGCGCCCAACTGCCCCACAGAATAACCCTGCAAACATTTCAGCAACTGGTGGAAACGGCCAATCTGGCAATGGTACCCAGGCTGCAAAGTACATCCCAGGTCTTCCATATGGCCAGGGACAGGCAACTATGGCACAGCAGACCTCTGCCCCTATGGCAGGTCCAACAGCGATGCCTGACCTTCCTGTAATAACACCTCTCACAGCCCCTACAGAGCGCCCTCAGGAGCCTGTAACCGCTGGTATGGACTTTGGTGATGGCCCAGGAACTGAGGCCCTTAACATCCCTCAAGAGCGTCCTCTATCTGAGGTCCTTGCAGCGATGCTTGAGTTCGACTCTACTGGAGACGTACAAGCAATTTACGACTTTGCAGTGTCTCGAGGTCTTTAATTGACTGTTAAGAAACTAGCAAAGGACGCGACAGCCGTTGCCGCTGCAGCGATGCAGGCGCAGGCCAGTCCCGAAGATGTCAACCGACTTAATGCATTAGTGCAGTTCCAGAAGATTCATAACAACCTTCTTGATATGCCACAAAATGATGCTTACGCAAAGTTTCAGTCATACAAGCCTGAGACTCAGAAGGTTCTCTCTGAACTCTATCACCCAAAGTATATGCAGGAAGATAAGGGAATTGTTCTCAATACTCTTCGTGGCTCATTTAACTTGGTCAAGTCTGCGCTTTGGTACGGTGGCTCTTCTACAAAGGGCGTCCTAGACACGATATTAGATTTGTCTTCACCTCAGGCTGCTTTGCAGAAGGTGACTACTAACACAGTCAAGACTGCCGCACAGTATGCTTTGACACCATTGGCTGATGAGAAGAACCCAGTCGGTGGTGCACTTGCTGACTTATTGCGTCCTGCTACAAAACTTGTTAAGCAACCATATCAGGCTTCAGTGCTTTCAGGTGAGTCACTTACTGATGAGCAGATTATGGACTGGGAAGCCTGGAAGAACGTTGGACGTTTCTGGGGACAAGGCTTTCGAGAACTTCTTCCTGGCGGTCAAGACATCTCTCCAAACTACGAGGGCGATGACTGGCGCAAGTACTGGGCTGCAGCAGCAGACCCAGAGAGCGTATACAGCCCAGAGGCTCTTGCTGAGTTTGAATCTACACTCGACCCAAACGTTGCCTATGTAGCAAAGACACTTGCATCAGGCAAGGACCTTGTTGGTGAGTTCGACTCATACAAGAATAACCCAAACATTACTAGCCTTGTTGCCCTTTGGGTATCAGGTGACGATGCAACAGAGAAGAAAATCGCTGACGCATATGCTCGCTACCAGAAGTCAAAGATATCTGTAGGTCGAGATGTTGCTCGAGATATAGTTTCAGTGTTCCCACACAAGGCAGAGCAGGCTATGCTCGGCGATGGGGCAGCGAAGACTTTCTTTAATACTATTGCAGGACCTATCGACTTTGGTGTGACCTTCGGTCTTGACCCACTTATTCTCGCAGGTAAGGCCAATAAGGCAGTACTTGCATCAAAGTACAGTCTTACTAAGTTCGGAGCATCCTCTGAGCGCTTTGCTTACGCAGTAGAAACACGTCCTCAGGTTGCTAAGTACTTTGATGAAGCAGGAAAACTGCTTAATACTTATAAGACAGGCGCACCTGAAGCGTCTGCACTTGCGTACACAACACTTCGTGCACGCTATCGTGAACTGTCACCTGACTTGCTCGATGATATGACCAAGTTTGGCGTCAAGGACGCCAACTCTGCTGTCAAATTCTTTGAGGGTCAGGATGTAATCTCTGCACTCTCACGTGGTGATGCAGGAATCCAGCGCGTGCCACTACTTCCACGCTACACAAAGTTTGATTACGCATCAAATAAACTAAAAGACTTTACAAACCTTGCAGTTCAGACTAAGAACTTCCGCTCTCTTGACATTCCTGGCGGAACAGATGACCTCGCTAAGGTATTTGCACAAGACCCAGTTAAGTTCGCACAGCGTCTTGGCGTAGATGAGACAATTGCTATCGGTCCTGACGGCAAGCAGATTAAGGTGTTCACACTTCGTGACAAATCAGTCGCTGCTCGTGTAGACAAGTTTGTTCGCAACTTTGAAATTGCTCCAAAGAACGAGCGACTAATCAGTATTTCAGATGCAGAGTCTGCAGATAAGATATTTGCACTCTCTCGCTCATTCCTTGACAAGACAACAGCGTCGATGATTCGTCGTTATTGGATTGGTGCCACAGAAGGCCAGCGAGTTACTATGCTTCAGGGCATTCTGCGTACCTATGGTCGTGCACTTGGACTTGAGAACTCAAAGGTAGGCCGCGATTTGCTCGCATCTATCGATTCGTTCTCAGATGAACTCTATTCTGTTAACCAGTCAACGATTAACCTTGGCGAACTTAACATCAAGGCTGGAATTTTATCCGCTGATGACCTTGCATCTGCAGTACCGCAGGGTGTTCGTGCTGATGTAGCCGATGCTATCCAGACAACCACTGCAAGCGGTAAGGCTGGACGCGTAAATGCCTCTATCAACGCTGAGAAGGCTCGTATTGCTGAAGAGCGTAAGGCTCTTAGCACAGTTAAGAAGGCTCTCAAGGAGCAGCAGAAACTCGGCATAGACGTTACTGATGCTTTGGCTAAGGTTGAACTACAGCAGCGCATTCTTGGCGCTAAGTGGGTCAGACTAGAAGAGGCACGCAAGGGCGTTAAGGGGCAAATCGTCGATGAGACAGTTCCAGGTGAGATTACAATCTTTAATGCTGCTGAAGTAGATGGCAAGCAACGCGCTATTCGCGTCTATCAACTCGAGAACGCCCGCTACTTACCTGACTTTGGTGCGTGGAAGCGTGCTGCTGACCGTGCTGGTGTACTTAACCGCGTAGTCGGAGATGTTTCTAACAATGCTGCAGTACAAGCGGCTACAGACCTATGGTCATTCGGTAACTTGTACCCACGTCTTGGTATTCGTACATCTGTTGAAGAAGTAGGAACTAACCTACTTATTAATGGTGCAGAAGGATTTAGCCAGTACCTTAAGGGGCGAGAGTTCTCACGAGCACAGCGTGTTGTTACACCTGGCGGAAGCAAGACTCGTATCCTTAAGGAAAAGGGCGAACTCAAAGAGGTAGAAACTACCAATCTTGGTGTTATCTATAACTCAATTTACAAGATGATGGGCAAGACAATGAGCAAGGCAGAGATTGCCGCTATTGTTGATGACCCAGTTAAGTTAGGTCAGGCTGCTGCTAAGGCAGTACTTAACAACCGCATTCGCCCTAGCGTATTTAATACAGCATACGGCAAGCGAGTATCTGACTACGCTGGAGACTTTGCTGAGTTCAACGGTGCACCAATCATCGAAGATATTCTTGGCTCATCATATCGTGCTGAAATGAACCTAACTAACCCAATGCTTCGCTCACGTGAACTTGAGAAGTTTGGTCCTAGCGTAGCGCTTAACCCTAACATCGCTGAGGCCCTTAAGGGTCAGAAGTTCGCAGATGTATTTACAGAGATTAAATCAGATAACGCTAACTTCTTAGTTAACTGGTTATTTGAGATTAACAATACTGTCGGCAAGCGAAACGGCCAGTTCGGCAATATCGTTCTATGGAACGCACATCGCCCACAGGGTGAAGTTATCGACAAGTTGACAGCCTATGTTCTAGGTGATGGCAAGGCACTTGCTGAAAAGTTTGCAATCTATACCGAAAAGGGTCCTAAGGCTTTCGCAGAGCGTATCTACGCTGATGCAACATATGCAATTCGTGACTCATCTGGTCGCATTAATATGAGCCTAGTTAACAAACTTCGTGATACAGGAGATGTATCTAAGTTCACGCTAGATGACCTTGCCAAGTTTGACCAGATTAAGTACTCACGTCCTACCTCAATTCTTGGCCGTGAACTTATTCCAGTCTCATCTAACGATGCAGTCGGTTACGTTACACGTATCAAGGACAATGGCTACCAATGGGTAGGAAAGCAGATTGCTCTCCTTGACCGTGAGCCAATTACCTACGGCAACTACATTGCATACCGTGAGCAGTTAAAGGCATACCAGACAAGCATTAAGAATAGTATGCTTGCATCTGGCGCAGATGAGGCTCTAGCCAATAGCACAGCACGCCTTGCTGCACACGATACAGCGCTTGAATTAGCACGTGCTCGCACACTTGCATTCGTAGATAACGCCGACGTTCGCACTAACCTTGCTGCTAACTTGAAGACATTTGGCCGCTACTATCGTGCGACTGAAGACTTCTATCGTCGTATCTCTCGTATTGCAAAGTATGAGCCACAGACTATCGTGCGTCTTGCGATTATCAATCAGACATTTGAGCACTCAGGTTTCATTCACAAGGATGATAAGGGCCAGATGTACTTTACCTACCCAGGTGGAGACTTGCTCGCAGATGCACTGACTACAGTGCTGTCTAAGGTTGGCATCACAGTCAACATTCCTACGCCAGTGTCATACGGTGGATATGTCAAGATGCTCACACCATCACTAGACCCACAGTCTGCTGCTCCTCGTATCGGTGGACCGATTGCATCTTTGGCAATTGGCGCACTTGAGACTCTTCCTTATGTCGGTGACTTTATTCGCACACACGAAGAGAAGATTACTGGTGGATTCAACAAGGATGTACCGCTATGGCGCAAGATGCTTCCAGCACAGGTACTTCGTGCATTCGACCTAGCATTTGGTGGAGACGCTAACGCTGATAACCGCACATCTGCGACTGTCAAGTCAATGCGTCTATTGGTATCGACTGGCAATGGGCCTGAAACTCCAGCAGATGTAGATGACTTCCTACGTAGAACTGCTATCCAGGCTGTCAACATTCAGGCAATCCGATTCTTCACAGGATTCTTTGCTCCAGCATCAATCCAGCAGTTTGAGAACGTAACAGTTCCAGAAGAACTAAAGGCTGCAGGCGCATTCACCTGGAACTCTGAGTTCATCAAGTTCGTCAAGCGCCATCAGGGCGACCCTCAGGGTATGGATAAGGCGCTCACAGAGTTTGCCACAATCTACCCTGACAAGTTAGCATTTACATCATCTGCTACTACAGCAGGTACTGTAGCCAACTTCCAGAAGACACTTGATGCTGCGAACTTTGTTAAGAGCAACACTGAGTTGTTCAACAAGCACAAGCAGGGTGCTGCGTTCTTTATTCCAATCTCTGGACTGAACGATTACGGCTCATACCAGTACCTTAAGGCAAATGGCTTTATTGAGAACAAGGCTCTCGATAAGTTTGCTTATGAAATCTCAACAGCCGCTGCTCGTAAGAAGTATTACGAGATTAAGGATAAGTATGAGGCAGCAATCGCTGCTGAACCAAATCCTGCAAAGCGCTCTTATATGAGAGAACAACTAAAGCAGGAGCAGACAATCCTTAAGGCTGCGAACCCACTGCTTCCAAATGCCCTAAAGGGCGGAGATAAGGCAAGCAAGGATGATGCACTTACTGACTTGCGAAACGTACTTCTCTCTGGCAAGGCTCCTGACAAGGAACTCGGACAGAAGTTCTTCTCAATGATTAATACATATGACATCTTCGTGCGTAAGTATGAGGCTGCTGGGCAGACTGCCGCTGGTAGGGCCTACAAGAAATTCCTTAAGGGTGATACCAAGGATATCTTGGTAACAATGATGGGTGATAACCCTAATGCCCAGTCACTCTACTGGGTACTACTTGAACCTTTGATTGGAGAATAGCCGTGGCTGATAAGTATGTCGATAAAGATGGCGATAATTTGTATGTCTGGGAAGGTAAGAGCAAAGACCCTAAGACACTTCCTTCTACTCAGTACGACAGTGATGACACAGTAAAGAATGAAGTAGCAACTGGCACTGAGCCAGGCGCTGGATTCGATGCGGCAGCGGTTGCCAATCAGCCATCTGTTTCTGTGTCGGCACAGGGTGAAACCACTGCAGATATCAACACAGCATTTCAGTTAGCATTCGGTGAGGATGCACCACCTGAGGTTGCTAAGGCTTATTACAATGCTATCCGCACTATGCAGTCATCTCGTACATCTGGTGGAGCGGTAGCGGGTAAGACAACTGTTAACACTCAGGGTGTATCAGCAACTGAATCTAAGGCTCTCATTGAGAAGTTTATTGCTGCGGCAGCAGCCGATAAGATTAACGCAGCAGAGTCTGGCGACCCACAGGCTCAGGCTGCATTGCAGCGTGGCAATATGGGAATTGTGTACACAAAGTTAAAGCAGGCATATGCTGACAATGGCATCCCAGTTAACCTAAAGTCACTCGGTAAGACAGTAGCATCTACAGTCGCCAATCCAGATAAGTTGAGCGCTGAACTGAACCTAGTCCAACTACAGGCTAAGACTTACTTCCCTGCTCTTGCAGAGAAGATTGATGCTGGCTATTCAGTCAAACAGTTATTGAACCCATACCTTCAGACTCGTGCGAATATCCTCGAGGAAGATGCTGACACAATCGACGTCAAGACATTCCAGAGTATTGCCAAGGACCCTAAGGGTTTGATGAATCTTTACGACTATGAAGTATCTCTACGTAACGACCCGAAGTGGCGCTTTACAAAGAACGCTCAAGACACAATGAGTGGCCTTGCTAACAGTATCGGTAAGATGTTTGGAGTTATAGGATAATGGCACTACCAACCAATGATGGCGGTGGAACAACTCTAACGCCAGAGGCAATTACTGCTGGAGTCAAGCAAGAATCGCTTAAGGCGGCTCAAACAACCGCTGCTAACGCTAAGGCAGCATACGATGCTGCAGCAGCAAAGGTAGAGAAGAACCCTAGCCAAGCCAACGTTGCAGCACTTAAGAATTCATACAGTCGCTACACTGCAGCCCAGGCTGCACTACCTACTATCAGTGACACAATTGCTGGCGCAGAGGCGACTGTATCTGAGATTAATAATCTCATCAATCAAATCACAGGCAACATCACAGATGTGAACAATGCTGGTCAGGCTGTGGCTGCTATTACTGGCACCCCTTGGCAGCAGGTTCAGGGACCTAACAAACTCAATACTTCAACACCTGATACAAAGCAGATGGATGCAATTACTGCAATCTCATCACTTCTTTCTTCATATGGTATCGGTGACTTAGCAGAACCTATCACAAATGCTGTGATGAAGGGTTACTCATCTGACACTATTGAGTTGATTATGCAGGACCCTAACTCATCTGACCCACTAGCAGTTGCATTCCAGAAGCGCTTCCCAGCGAACAAGGTGCGTGCAGCAGCAGGCAAGCCAGTACTTAGCCCAGCCGAGTACCTCAATGCAGAGCGCACATACTCTCAGATTATGAAGTCTTACGGCGTTCCAGGTCTTGGCAAGAAGGAAGTTTACAGCGCATTCCTTGCAAGCGATGTCTCCGCAACTGAGGTCGCAGACCGAGTAGGACTTGCAGTAGACCGAGTACAGAACGCAGATGCCAATACAAAGATGGCACTTAACACATTCTTTCCAATGCTCAATCAGGGTGACATCGTTGCAGCAATGCTCAATCCAGAACAGTCTCTTCCAGCGCTCAAGCGCAAGGTCCAGATTGCTGAGATTGGCGGAGCAGCAATTAACCAGAGCCTATCGGCATCACTTAACTCATCAGTTGCAGATACTGCCTACAAGAACGTCGCAGGCGGTTCTATTGGTGCAACACAACTTGCTGAGTTCGGTGTTACCAAAGAGCAGGCACAGGCAGGTTATGCATCAATTGCTGACCGTATGCCACGAGCAGAGTTCCTTTCATCAATTAGCCAGGGTGAGGACTACACACAGAAGCAAGCAGAGCAGGAGCAGTTCTTCGGGCTCGCTTCGGCCAAGCGTGCACGTGAGCAACTATCAGCGACAGAAGTTGGTCGCTTTGGTGGCACATCTGGCGTAAACAAGACGAGCCTTACTAAGGGTAAGGGCTCCTTCTAAACAAGAATCCTGACGGACCCATCGGCCCCGTTCAGCGTACTAGACCGAGAGCAAGAGCCAGCCTGGTTCCCCGACCAGAATCTGAGGCTTGCGAACTAACCAACAATAGAAGGGTGGATGGTTGCTATGAGCAACAACTACTGGGACGACGAAGACGACGAAGATACAACTCCAGATACCGCGCTAGATGGTACCGACTTACTTAAGAAATTACGTAAGGCAAAGCGTGGAGACGAGAAGCGTATCAAGGAACTAGAAGACCAACTTAGCGGATACGTTAAGAAGGACAAAGAATCCTCTGTCGCCAGAGTCCTAGAACAAAAGGGTGTAAATCCTAAAGCAGCAAGACTAATCCTCAAGGACCTAGACGAAGTTAACGAGCAGACAATTAATAATTGGCTTGACGATAACGGAGATTTGTTCGGGATTACTCAAACTCAGGATGCACCAGGTATCAATGAAGATGACCTTGCGTCACTACGACAGCAAGATGTCCTCACACAGGGTGCAATAACACCTGACCGAGCAGAAGATATTGAGATGAGACTCGACCAAGCACAAAGCGCGGAAGACATCTATCGCATTCTCGGACGCTAAAACTAATCATAGTTTCTAACTACAAAGGAAAATACCTTAAATGGCAAATGCATATACATCGACAGGCTCCTCCTCTCTTGGAGGAACAGTTGGTTCTGCAGGTTTAGTCCAGAAGGCATATGACCGACTTCTTGAGTTCGCTCTCCGTTCAGAGCCACTTATTCGTTCAGTCGCCGACAAGACACCTACAAACCAGACAATCCCAGGTTCAACAGTAGTGCTTCAGCGCTACGTAGACCTTGATGCTAAGACATCAACACTTACTGAAGACGTTGACCCAGACTCAGTAGCGCTTGCAACACCTACAACTACAACAATTACTCTTGCTGAGTACGGCAACTCTGTTCTCGTAACTCGTGCACTTGAGTTGTTCTCACTTGCAGATGTTGACCCAGCAATCGCTAACATCATCGCATTCAACCTTGCTGACTCAATCGACCAGGTTGCGATGACAACACTACGTGGCGGAAGCAACGTAATCTACGGTGGTACAGCAACATCAACAGCAACAGTTACTGCTGCAATGACACTCTCATCTGCAAACGTACGTAAGGCTGTTGCAAAGTTGCGCTCAAACAAGGCTGTTGCTCGCAAGGGCTCACTCTACTGGGCTGGTATCCACCCAGAAGTTTCACACGACCTCCGCGCTGAGACAGGTTCAGCAGGATGGCTCCTACCAAATCAGTACGGTTCATCACAGGACCGCATCTGGGCAGGAGAAATCGGAACATACGAAGGTGCTTACTTTGTTGAGTCACCACGTATGTACTCAGCAACAGATGGCGCAGCATCTGCAAAGAACTACCGCACAATCATTGCTGGACAGCAAGCGATGGCGCAGGCAGTTGCAGAAGAGCCACACGTTGTTATCGGACCAGTCGTCGACAAGTTGATGCGTCACCGCCCAATGGGTTGGTACGGCGTACTCGGCTTCGCACGCTACCGTGAAGAGGCACTCTACCGAATCGAAACAGGTTCATCAATCGCTTAGTTGATTGACGCTTGGGTAGGGGCAGCAATGTCCCTATCCAGGAGTAAGTTCATTAAGGAGAACAAATGGCAAACTATACATTCAAGACACCTACCGTGTCCGAAGGTCCTATTGGTGGACACCGCTTGTTCTACTTCCGCAAGAAGAACGTAGGCGTATCGGTCTACAAATCTGGTGGAACATACAAGACAACTCGCTATGTGCAGGATTCATTCCGTAATACAGTCGATGAGTTCTATGACGGCGGGCACGAGTACACAGTCAATGATGCAACTAAGGCTGCAATGATTGCAGCAAATATAGGAATTACAGAAGATAACTTCACAGCACAGTAGGGGACAATATGAAATGTAGCCATCTTAGCCGAGTCAAAGAGTGGGGCTTTACAGAGGAGCACGACTTCAAGGCAACACTATTCGACTGCGTGTTATGCGGAGAGACTTCACCTGTTCCATTCAGGGATGAAGAGAAGGTTGATGTCGACCACACAAAGTGTGACGATGATTGCTTTGGCTGTAAGGCCAGAGGATTACAAATGAATACTGGAGATGCCAAGCGTGACATCCCAGACAAGAAGTGGACTAGCGAACTAAAGGCTTATAAGAACGCTAGAGCACAAGGTATCCAGCCATCAGGCACAACCCGTGCCCACGTTGAGCAGGCATACGCAGCGTCTGAGACATTAGGTAAAGCGTATGACGCTGACACTATGCCGAAGGCAAAAGACATAACACCCAAAGCAGTCGAAGTTATGAAAGAGATAGGACAAATCTAATGTCAGTTAAAGGCGAGAAGTACACATCAATGGCCGCTAAGAAGAAGCACGAGAAGTCTGAAGGCAAGATGGAACGTATGATGGAATATGGCAAGAAGCCTGTTAAGAAGGTTGCTGCCAAGAAGGCTGTACGAAAGATGGTGAAGAAGTAATGGCAACTAAGAAACCTAAGCCAGGAACAGCACGAGTCTCACCGCTTAATACTCACCTTCGTGAGATGCAGGCTGAGGCATTCAAGCGCAAGCAAGAAGAAAAAGTTATGCGCCAGATGGAGCAGAACCACCTCAAGGGTGGCAATGTTTGGCACAACGGATACACCAACTAACAGGGAGTAAGAAGATGCAAAAGAAGAACAACCCAAACTTGAATTACAATCGCAATCGTACTCGCTACTCAGATTACGTAGATAAGGTCACATCTATCTCTGAGGGTGCTGAGACACCTGCGGAGAAGAAGGCAGCGCCAAAGCGCATTGCAGCACTTGACAAGACAATCGGATGGGCATCACGCACATCAGGTGGTATGAAAGGCAAAGCAGCCAAGGCAGTCTCTAAGGTCTACAAGACCTACTAAGATGCAAGACCCAAGATTGAAGAGGGCGGGAGTCTCTGGCTTTAACAAGCCAAAGGCTACCCCCAATCATCCAACTAAATCTCACGTTGTAGTGGCAAAGGTCGGCACCGAAATCAAAACAATTCGCTTCGGCCAGCAAGGAGTGTCAGGTTCACCTGATGGCTCAACACGCAACAAAGCCTTTAAGGCTCGACACGCAAGCAACATTGCAAAGGGTAAACTAAGCGCAGCATACTGGGCAGACAAGGTGAAGTGGTAATGAAGAAAGCATTTTGGGATAAGAAGAGCCCTAGGAAGACTTCAACACCGCTTACACCTGCCCAGAAGGCAAAGGCCAAAGCAATGGCAAAGAAGGCTGGACGGCCTTATCCAAATCTTGTAGATAACGCAAGAGCCAAGAACAAGTAAGAAAGTAGGGGACAAATGCAAGAGAGCATAGCAATCGCCTGGTGCGATAACGGAATGGTAGACGGCAAGTTTATGCAGGGTGTCACAGATGTGATGCTCAAGTCAGGAATAGAATTCAAGTCTACCCTAAGAAGCCAGGGCAACCAGATTGCCCGACAGCGTGAAAAAGTTATTCGTTACTGGTACGAGAACAACACATCTGATTGGCTCCTATGGGTTGATTCAGATGTTGTAATCTCACCAGAGAAGTTCCGCTTGCTTTGGGATAACAAGGATGCTGTTGAGCGTCCGTGCCTGACTGGCGTGTACTTCACCACAGATACACCCGAAGAACCATTGATGATTCCAATGCCAACTATCTTTAACTTCGCTGAAGTACAAGATGGTTCAATAGGCATCAAGAGAGTTCACCCAATGCCAGAAAACCAGATGATTCAGGTTCAGGCTGCGGGTATGGGATTTGTGCTTATGCACCGCAATGTGATTGACCGAATCATAGACACAGTTGGAGTCGAAACTGCAATCTTTAATGACATCGGAACTGGTGCAAAGTTTATGGGAGAAGATATCTACTTCTTCGCTCTAGTGGACAAGGCTGAGATTCCAGTCTGGTGCCACACAGGGGCAGTAGTTCCTCATATGAAGCGCTTCTCATTCGATGAGCATTACTACAAAGCATTCTTTGGCGGCAATCAGGCGCAGAAGAAATCAAATTTAATCGTACCGCAGCAAGGTTTGATTACACCTAAGAAGGGTTAATTATGGCACTAGGTAAAGCAGGAAGTAGCCTTACGGCTGAGTTGAATAGGCTCGCTGGAACAACAGGCTTAGATGAGCAAGGCGCTGCTAATGCCTGGGCTGGCTCTACTGGTCTTGCAACCGTTGGAGCATTAAATCTCAAGGTTACGCTATCAGTTGACGTCGATTGGAATATAAGCAATTATATGGATATTGATGGTGTGTGCAATCGACTTGCAGGAACTACTGGACTTGCAGCACCGGCTGCGCTAAGGAGCATTGACGCCTAATGACAACTACGCTATCAAACTTGATGGATGAGATTCTCATCAACCTTGCAGGCTACACATTCCAGCAGGACCGTGCCACTCACTTAACTTCTGCTGTTACTACAACTACATCTACTAGCGCATCTCCGCTTATCTTAGGTCTTGGCTCTACTGATTCAGTAGGTAAGGGCATCGTAGAAATTGATGAAGAGTTGCTCTGGGTCGATTCATTTGACCGTGTTGCTAACACTGCAACAGTGTCCCCTTATGGACGTGGCTACCTTGGGACTACCGCGGCCACACACGCGGCTGACTCCAAGGTAACTATTTCTCCTACCTTCCCACGCTATGCAGTCAAGCGTGCAATCAACGACACTATTCGTTCTCTTGGCTCTAGCATCTTTGCAGTCAAGTCAACAACATTTACTTACAATGCTGCGGTTAGTACCTACGCATTTGCAAACCTTAACATTAAGAACATCTTGACACTTTCTTGGCAGAGTATTGGACCTACAAAAGAGTGGGTTCCAATTCGTCGCTGGGACTTTGATTCAATCGCAAATGCTGACGCATTCGGTTATGAGTCAACTGACCAAGTTCAGACAATCACATTGGGCGAGGCTCCACAGCCTGGCCAGTTAGTTAAGGTTATCTACGCAACTGACCCAGTGGCATTTACTTCTAACTCAGAAGACTACGCAACAGTCACAGGATTGCCTGAGTCAACAAAGGATGTAGTAGTTCTTGGAGCGGCCTATCGCCTGCTCTCATTCCTTGACCCAGCACGTGCATCACAGGTTAGCCCACAGGCTGATGAGACAGACTCTAAGCGCCCATACGGTGCATCTCAGTCTGCAA